ATCCAAACGAGAAGATGCTAATTCTAAGTGGTGATAAAGATTTTATTCAGTTACAAAAATACAGTAATGTAAAACAATATGCACCCATACAAAAGAAATGGGTAGAAGGTGTGGATCCTAAACAGTATATCAAAGAGCATATACTCAAAGGTGATCGTGGTGACAGTATTCCAAACTTTTTATCAGCAGATGATACGTTTGTGAATGGCATTAGACAAAAACCAATCAGTAAAAAGAAACTGAGTTATTGGATTGCTAGTGATCCTAAAGGCTTCTGTAATGAATATCAGTACAGAAATTTCCAACGAAATATGCGCCTTGTGGATTTCGACTATATACCTAAAGAGGTAGAAGATAATATTATGACAGAGTTTAAGAGTGTACAGTTTTTAGGAAGACATAACATTCTAAACTATTTTATTAAAAACAAATTAAAAGACTTAATAGGTCAAATACAGGAGTTCTAAAAATGGCATTTGATGAAACAGGAAAGTTCGGGCCAACTTTAACTTTCCACGAAATTTTAGTGAAAGTGAATAACGCTAAAGATAAACCAAAGAAACTAGAAGTGTTAAAACACTACGATACAGCAGAATTAAGAATGGTTCTTAAATCTGGTTTCGATCCAAATATTACATGGGATTTACCAGAAGGTAAACCACCATACAAAGAAAACGAAGCACCAGAAGGTACAGAGCATACGTATCTGAAACGTGAGGCGAGAAGACTATATCACTTTATCAAAGGTGGTAACCCTAACCTATCGCAGAATAAAAGAGAGATGATGTTCTTGCAGATGTTAGAAGGTCTGAACAAAGAAGAAGCAGAGTTAATTCTAGCCGCAAAAGACAAAGAGTTAAACAAGAAATACAAGGGTTTAACGGCAAATTTAGTCAAAGATGCGTTCAACTGGAACGATAGTTTTATGCAAAAGTAAGTAAAATCGGGCGTTTTAGGTGCGACAAAATGGGCCAAAATAACCATTGACAAATACTAATATACCTGTTATTGTATATACATGATTAACAAAAAGGAGTATACATTATGGGAAAAGTAAAAGCATGGGCATATGATTGTGCCGAACAAGAAGTTGACAGCATCCTAGATAAAGTTAAATCTGGTGTCATTAGTAAAGACGATGCAGAAAAAGAAATTATGCAAGTGTCTAACCTTGACATTTTAGGTGTTGATGAATATAATGTCGATGAGATTATCGATGATTATTTAAATGGTAACACTGTGGGGTATGCATATGCGTAAATCATTTTTAACTCTGTTTGTAGTATTTGTTTACATTTGGTCATGGTCAATCTTTAACGTTGCCAAAGCAGACGATTACAATACGGCTGTTCTTAGTCATGTAATTAAAGAAAACATTTCAGGTTCAATTGATAATGATGCAGTATTAAAAGCAGAATTAGATAGAGCCGCATATACATTTGCGATTACGGCATTATCTATTTTAGAAAAACAGTTACCACAAATCTTAGAAGGTGTTCAAAGAGACTTAGAGATTATGGTAGAACAAAAATACAAAGAAACATTAACAAATTAATTTGAAGAATAAACTTAGAAAACTTATTAAACCATTTCATCACAGAGACAGACGGTATAGAACAACTTATGCCGATATGTTTCTATGGTTTGATATATTAAACAATATTATATTTGATAACAGACTAGAGGCATTTAATCAATTCTATATTAAGAATATGAGAGATGCTTTAGGTATGTTTGAATTTGATGATACTGGTGGTAAAAAACCAAACACATTATACATGGTGCCAGTCTACAAGAACTTTAAACAATTCGTAGAAGTGTTGGCACACGAGATGGTACATCTATGGCAGTGGCAAACTATCGAAGGATCTACTGTCAATCACAATACAGAATTTCACAGTTGGAAAGAGAAGTTTAAACAAAATGGATTAAACCTGGGGTTAAAAGTCGATGAATAATTATCCTTATCAGAAACTATTATTTTTTATTGTATTAGTAATTACAATTTTATATTGGGGTACAGCAAAGAGTGAAGTGTACGAACCAAAGAACCATGCGTTTGATTGTCTTGCACAAAACATTTATTTTGAGGCGAGATCGGAATCACAGGCAGGTATGATTGCAGTTGCACAAGTAACAATGAATAGAGTTAAACATCCAAGATATCCAAATACAGTTTGTGAAGTAGTAAAACAAGGTCCTACATACACATGGGCAGAGCATTTTCCTGTCAGAAACAAATGTCAATTCAGTTGGTTTTGTGATGGTAAGTCAGATAAGATACGAGAACCAGAGATTTGGAAGAAAGCAAAAATGGTTGCAGGAGTTGTATTGGCGATGCCAGATCAAGTGCCGAACGTAGTTGAAGATGCAACACACTATCATGCTTATTACGTTAAACCACATTGGGCAGATCACTTAGAAAAGATTACAAGAATTGATAGTCACATATTTTATAGGGTAAAAGAATGACAAAACCACTACCGTCAGATGACAAAACACACCAAAATAATCAGAAATACTTGAAAAGAAAAGCCTTGACTTTTGTAGGAATTTGTGGTATAATGATACTTATCTTTTATATTGGATTATATATATGAATATATTTTATTTAGACAATGACCCCAAAGTAGCCGCAGAGATGCATTGTGACAAGCATGTCGTCAAAATGCTTGTTGAGTATGCACAAATATTATCTACGGCACACAGAATGGTTGACGGCGAGAAATACATTGGTAAATCTAAATTGGGTAGAAAAGTTACACGATACAGATTGCCAGATAACTTAGAGAACATTGTATACAAGGCCTGTCATTTCAATCATCCGTCTACTGTTTGGGCTCGTACTTCTAGTCAGCATTACCAGTGGTTGTTCAACTTGTGGTGTGAACTTGCCAGAGAGTATCGACATAGATACGGAAACCAAAAAGGCAAAGATCACTCCAGCTGGACATTGCTCAGTGACATTCTAAAACATACACCTAAGAACTTAGAAGACAAAGGTTTCAAAGAACCACCTCAGGCGATGAAGAAGTTTCCTGAGTGTATGGTCGAAGGCGATTCAATCAAGGCATACAAAAACTACTATATAGTAGCGAAGAAGGAATTTGCTAAATGGACAAATCGAAACATTCCAGATTGGTACGCTAATGCCAACGTATAGATTTTACAATACAAAGACAAAAACAGAATACGAAGACTTGATGTCTATTTCTGAGATGGAAGAATTTATCAAACAGAAACATATCAAGTTGATGCCACCAACTAAAGTAAACATTGTTTCAAGTACTGGTGGTATCGATAGTAAAACAGATAGTGGTTGGAAAGATACACTTTCTAAGATATCTGAAAAACATCCTAACTCTCCTCTAGCAGAGAGATATGGACCACGTGAAAGTATTAAGAAAATTAAGACTAAGCAGACAATTGCAAAACACAGAGCGAGAAAGAAATAAATAGTAATGTATCTGTCCGAAGCAGATCAGAGAGCAAAATTAGGGTCAACACTGCCTGAAAGTCAGCTGTTGCTGATCCAGGACTAGATAAAGGCCCGTCTTTTGACGGGCCGCACTTAAAGGATTAATTATGAGAGATATTAAAAAGTTAACTTCTTTCGCTGAACAAACTGCTAAAAAGGTCAAAGAGATGAACTTGTTTAAGAACCTAAAGAAAGATGTAATCGCAGGTGCAAATGGCACATTAGATTATGTTTTTAAGAAAGGTAAGAACACAGGTAAAACTCACAAGACAAAGGATCAGTAAATGGCGAAGAATAAAAAATTAGGAATTACAGACAAAGAGTTAGTCAATATCAAACCTATTACTGAAAATCAGAAAAGGGTTGTTGAGGCTTGGAACTCTGGCAAACATCTATTTCTATATGGTGTTGCCGGCACAGGTAAAACGTTTCTATCATTGCATCTAGCATTGAAAGAAGTTTTAAAAGCAAGCACTGAACAACAAAGGGTTTACATTGTAAGAAGTTTATTGCCAACAAGAGACATTGGTTTCTTACCTGGCGATGAAGAAGACAAATCATTTCTATATCAAATGCCTTATCAAAACATGGTAAGGTTTATGTTTCAAGCACCAACAGATAATGCGTTCGACCGATTGTATGTTGATCTAAGGAATCAAGGCACTATAGAATTTTTATCTACATCATTTTTACGAGGTATAACAATTGATAATGGTATAATTATTGTCGATGAGTGTCAAAATCTTAACTTCCATGAATTAGATACAATCATAACACGTTGCGGTCAGAACAGCAGAATTATATTCTGTGGTGATTTCCAACAGACAGATTTAAATAAGACAGCAGAGAGAAATGGTGTTTACGATTTCCAGAAAATCTTATTTGAAATGGATTCTGTTGAAAACATAGAATTTGATTTAGGCGACATCGTAAGAAGTGGTTTCTTACGAGATTATCTAATACAAAAAATAAAGTTAGGATTGCACTATGACAACCAGTAATGCAGACTTGAAAAAGTCTCATAAGTACTATAAGAAAAAAGTAAACGATATAGAAGAAGAAAGATCGGTAGACCGATCATCGGAAATGTGGAGAATTTCACGTGACCACAAGAAAATGAAATTGAAATATAAAACGGAGTTATTACATGCAAAAGAATTATCAGCCTAGTTTAGAGATGATACTACACCACGAGGGTGGGTACGTAAATCATCCTAGAGATCCAGGCGGTGAAACAAATCTTGGCGTTACTAAAAGAGTGTACGAAGAATTTGGTGGCGAAAAAGATATGAAAGATTTAACAGTTGAAGATGTAGCACCAATCTACAAAAAAGGTTATTGGGACAAATGCAAATGCGATAGTTTACCATCAGGTTTAGACTTGGTAGTATTTGACTTTGCTGTGAACGCAGGTCCTGGTAGAGCAGCACAATTCTTACAAAGAATTATTGGTGTTGAACCAGATGGTGGAATTGGACCAATTACACTTGCGGCTGTTGATAAGTACACGGAAGAATTTGGTGTTGCAGATACACTAGAAAACTACTCAGTAGCAAGAAAAGAGTATTACAAATCTTTATCTACATTTGATGCCTTTGGTAAGGGGTGGATTAAGAGAACTAACGCAACGTACAAAAAAGCATTGGATTTATTTGCCACTGATAGAATCGGTGACGAAGACCAATAAACCACTTGACTTTTAGTCAGAAACCTGTTATAATAAGGATATATTATGTTTGAACACTTAGATAATAAAATTGAGTTTCCAGAACTCAAAGCGAAAAATATTAATGGAAAGAGGTTTTATGAACATTTGGAAACAAATAAATCATATCCTTCAATTACAACTGTACTTTCTATCAGAGACAAGAAAGGTCTACATGAATGGCGTAAGAAGGTTGGTGAAGAAGTCGCTAACTATATTGCTAGAACTTCCGCAAACCGTGGAACTGCTGTTCATAATATGGTTGAGGATTATCTCAACAACGTAAGTAAAGAGACGCTAGACGAGAAACATAAAAAGAATTTGTTGGCGTGGAGTATGTTTAATGAATTTAAACCTGTTCTAAACAACATCAACAATATTCACGTGCAAGAAGCACAAATGTTTTCAGAGAAGTATACTGTTGCAGGTCGTGTAGATTGCATCGGTGAATATGAGGGCAAATTGTCAGTGATTGACTTTAAGACCTCAACTAGTGAAAAGAAAGAAGAATGGATTAGTAATTACTTTATACAAGGTGCGGCTTATGCTGAGATGTATGAAGAACAAACTGGTACACCCATCGATCAGGTTGTAATACTAGTCGTAACAAGTGATGGTACAACGCAAGTATTTAAAAAAGATAAAAAAGAATACTTGCCACAGTTAAAGGAAGCAGTGGAAAACTTCTACAAGCATATTGAGAATGAAACAAATAGTTGATATCATTAAGGGCACCGTTCTTATTGCTATCGCATTAACTATATTGTCACTTGCACTAAACAAAGCACAAGCATCGGAGATGAAATCCGAACTGTTTAATAAAACCTTTGACACAACGAAAGAGGTAACTCTATTTTGTGGTGACTATCAAAAAGTTGCATACTATATGGGTTACACTTTTTCACTAATACCTATGTCATTTGGAGTATCTTATGACATATTTGAAGATAAGGCATACAACACGATCTTTGGCGCTAGTCCAGATGTAAGAACGTTGGGTATGTTTATCATAGATGACGAGACTGGTAAATTATGTGTGAGTAATATCAGCATTAACAATCAGAAACTATCATCTATGGGAGAGAATACGGCGATCATATCTCTACCAATACACATAATGGAGTAATATAATGCACAAGTATACAAATCGATTTTATCAATTACTTGATGAAATGAAATCTTTACATGACAAAAAAAGACACGATTATGCTCAAGAGCAAGACCCATTTGCTAACTTTAGATTATCAGAGTTGGGTGGCATTGATGCATGGAAAGGTATTGCCGTAAGACTTGGCGATAAGTATAGTCGTTTAATGTCATTTATTGACAAAGGCGAACTTAAATTTAAAGAAGAAAATATCAAAGACACATTCCTAGATACAGCAATCTATTCATTGATTGGTCTAATTCTGTATGAAGAATCCAGAGAGAAATCAAAGACAGGTGAACAACCAACTGAGGAACATATCAAACAACAGCAGGATCCACGACATGATCAATCACCATTTGGTGAAGAGCAGTGTTTGTTATTTCCAGATCAGGAAAGAGCAGAGTATAATACAATGGTAGGTGTAGATACAGAATTGGCACAACCAGTGAGTAACTTCAATAAAAGAATGTATAAACATCACAAAGACCATGGGACAGACATGAGTTTTGAGAATGAGAAAGAACCTAAGACTAGACTAGAACAAATGGCTAATCTTAAATATGATCCAGTGGCACCAGAATGACACCAAAAGATTTCGCATTACTCATAGATCAGAAAGTCCAGATGAAACAGATGACACATATGGACGCAATCTTAGAGTATTGTAAAGAGAAAGAAATAGAACCAGATACAATCACACATTTAATTAATCGAACTCTCAAAGAGAAGATTAAATTAAATGCTGAAGAATTACATTATTTACCTAAGAGTGGAGCGTTACCGATTTAGTGGATGGATTTGAAGTTTATAAAACATATTTAGCAATTAAATTACATTTTACACGTGACAACTATAATTTTGATCAGTATAATGGTGGCACTAGGGCTACTAATGATTCCTTTAATCGAAGAAACGATAGATTTTTTTTTCACAGAATTGCAAAAAAATATAAGACGGACATTGTTGATTTTATCGTTTCTGGTTTTGTTATTGATAGTAATACTTGGGTGGGCGACCTTTCAACTAGTACTGCTGAGCAAAAATACTTACAGTATGTCAAACGTAGGGATGGATTTAGTTACTATTTTAAGTTAGATATGATGCACTTGTTGAAGAAGGCAGATGGCAACTTCAATAAAATATTTAAGTGTTACAAAGGGCAACATCCTATCTTACTTAAAAGTTACTTGGCAAAGAAGATTGGACTGGATACAATGAGTGTACTACATAGTATGTTTGGTTATTGTAAAAAGTTTGATAAGGAAATCAATGAGCAAATAGTATGGCCTAAAGTGAGTTTGAGAGTGAGAAAATACACAACATTTCTCAAAGACAAAGACCATACAAAACTGAAAAACATAATTAAAGAGATGATCGATGATTAAAAGATTTGTAATTGCAAACGGCACAAGTCGTGTAGGATTTGACTTAAATAAACTAAATGGTAAAGGTGATACATTTGGTTGTAACGCTTTGTACAGAGATTACATGCCAGATTATATTGGTTGTATTGATAGTCCTATGTTCGAAGAATTAGTTAGAGGTGATGTATACAAAGCAACTAAGATGATTTCCAAACATCTATATGAAGGCACACTTAAAATATATCCACGTGCAAGAGTATATGTACAAACATTCCAAGAAGCACTTGGCGAAGACTTGAATTATGATACAGGTCAAACGATGTTAGATTATGCAGCCAGAAAGACTACTGGTACAGGTGCAATCTACATGCTAGGTTTTGACTTGTCAAATTACTTAGAACAAAACAAACCAACTAACGACCCAATGAATAATATTTACAAAGGCACTGATTGCTATGCACCAAAAGAAGCAACAGCAAGATATGCTGGTAAATGGGCAATTCAAATGGCTGAAGTGTTTAGTAAAAATAGACACATTGAGTTTTATCGTGTTGGTGGTACAATCTGGCCAAACAATTGGAACGAACATCCAAACGTTAAACAGATAACTTATGAGGAGTTTGATGAACATCTTATTAACAGGTAGTAGTGGTTTCATAGGTAAGAATGTCTACGAACTATTAAAAGATAAACACTACGTACAATGTTTAGATACAAGTATAGGTAAAGACCTTGCAGATTGTGATTTAAATTATGATGTAGACGTAGTAATACATTTAGCAGGTAGTGCTAATGTAAGAGATAGTTTAGAAAACCCTACAAAGTATTGGACAAACAACGTACAAAATTCTAAAAGATTATTTGATGCATTTCCAAACACAAGAATATTATATGCATCATCAAGTACAGCTGCAGAACCATGGGCAAATCCATATGCATTGAGTAAGAGAGCAATGGAGATGATAGCACCAGCACATGCTCTTGGTATGAGATTTACCACAGTGTATGGTCCAGGTGGCAGACCAGATATGTTAATACCACGAATACTACGTAACGAATTAAAATATGCAAACATCAATTTCAGTAGAGACTTTATTCATGTATATGATGTAGTGTCAGCGATTGAGGCATTTATGTTAGCACCACATATGACAGGTCTTGCAGATGTTGGCACAGGACAATCAGTAAAAGTATTAGACATTATAGATCACTTTGGGTTAGATGTGGAAAGAGTACAAGGCGACACAACGCTAGAGCGTGTGGATAACACTGCGGATATAACACGGCTAACATCAATGTGTTGGCGACCACATTATAATGTAATCAAATATATCAGTGAGAACAAGAGTGTCCAGTAAATTATTTCTAATCGGTAATGGTGAAAGTCGTAAAGGTTTTGACTTGACAAAGTTAAAAAACCATGGTAAGATATACGGATGTAATGGTTTGTATAGAGACTTCACACCAGATGGATTAGTGAGTGTTGATCCTGGTATCATGCACGATATTTACAATAGTGGTTATGCGTTTGAGAATACAGTTTACTTTAGAGACTGGTCATCTATACCAAGTATGTTATATGACGATATAGTCAACACATACAAACAAGATATGAAGAATCAATATGGTGAAGAACCAAAAATTATAGAGAGTGAGAAACGTGACGGTGATGAATTTGTAATACATGGTTCAGCTGCAACGTGGGGTGATAAGGTACTCAAAGAAGAAAGAGAATACAAAGGTATAGGTTCCAATATACTATTCATTACATGGTTACGTAAAGAGGACAAAGTGAGAGCGATTGGTGATTACATGAACTTAAACAATGGCACAACAGGAGACATGGGTTGGTCAGCAGGTCCTACGATTTTAAATATAGCATGTAACGTAGAGAAACCTACAGAGGTTTATATGATTGGATGTGATCTATATTCTAACACAAACAAGTTTAACAATATGTACAAGAATACATTACATTATGAGAAGGATGATATTAATGCTGTCGATCCAGTCAATTGGGTACAACATTATAAGGCAAACTTCACAGTGTATTCTGACATCGATTTTTATAAAGTGAATGAAAAACCACTAGGAACTGACAAAGTAAACAGTGAATTAGATGAGTGGTTTGAGTGTATTAATCTTAAATATACTACCATTTCCCTTATAAATAAAAATATATTAGATTTAACCCTTGACAAAAGAGTTGAAACCTGATATAATAAGACTTTATATTATGCAATACGTGGATAAGAACGACAATACAATAACATACGATATATACGGAGAAAAATACAATGTCATTCGAAGCACTAAAAAGAAGTCGAGGCAATTTCGACAAACTAACTAAAGAGTTAGAAGTACTTAACAAACCAGCAACATCACAAAACTCTAGCAAAGACGAAAGATTTTGGCGACCAGAACTTGATAAGTCAGGTAACGGTTATGCTGTAATCAGATTTTTGCCAGCAGTAGAAGGTGAAGAATTACCATGGGCAAGAGTATGGTCACATGCTTTCCAAGGTCCTGGTGGTTGGTACATCGAAAACTCACTTACGACAATGAACAAAAAAGATCCTGTGTCTGAGGAAAACAGCAAACTGTGGAACTCTGGTGTAGAATCTGATAAAGAGATTGCACGTAAGAGAAAAAGAAAACTAACATACTATACTAATATTATGGTAGTTGCTGATCCTAAGAATCCTGAGAACGAAGGTCAAATCAAACTGTTCAAGTTTGGTAAGAA